ATATTTTGCAGATACGGTGCTTGTTCCCGCATTGAGATTTGTTGCATCCATCGCATCTGCTGCCCGCTGCGCGTAGAGATCAACTTGTGACTGTTGCCCAGAAGGCTGTGTAACGGGTCGCCCGCCTTCTTGGTCTGCAAACAAGCCAGCAGGCTCTTGGATGTCTTGAGTAAGAGAGTCCAAAATTGTTTGGCGCTGCTCTTCAGTTGTTTTGGGTTTTTTAGGGGCAAATATTTCTTTTGCACCTTGTACCCCAGCACCTAAACCACCGCCCACTATTGCAGCCTCTGCCCCACGGGTAAGCGCTTCTTCTGCGCTTAAACCTTTTTTGGTTCCTGCGGCTTCACCAAGATACGATGCTTCTTCTTCAGCGGCTTCAGTGCCCGCTTGAATACCTGTTTCTTTCGCAATTCGCCCGGTTATAGAAATACCCTGAGTAGGTTTAAACAAACCTTTAGTGGCAAACGCTTCAAGTTTGCTTTCAATAATAGCGGCAGTAGCTGCTGCGGTTACATCACCAACAGTAGCGTCGTCAAGAGTTTTTTCGTCGTTCTTAACACGCTCATCCAAAATTTCTTTTGTACGCGCCATAATGTAGGCGGTAGGGACTCTTACTGCGGCAACCATATCAGGCATGGACGTTATTACCCGTTCGGTAATAAAAGGAACAGCTTTAAGCGGGTTGCTTCCCAGTTCTTTAAGTTGCGTACTTGGTTGGTAACCCAAGCTCTCATCAAAGCCTTTCAACGATTTAGCCCAGTCAAACAGAGGCTGAAGCTGCTTTTTGTTTTTAATATCTTCTTCTGGTATGCCTGACAAAGGCACAGCAAGTTCTAATTTATCCCCAACCCGTTCGGCAACTTCAGCTACCGAATCCACAAAAGCGCCGGTTAAAGAAGCCGTGCGACCAACCAACCCAATAAGTGGGTTTGACGTAGTTTCTTGTGGTTGTTGCGGTGGTAAGGTTGGTTCGGATGACGCAACGGCGTACTTATCCCAAGGCCCCGAAGTTGGGCCTGCTTGATATTTATCCCAAGGCCCAGTAGCCATACGCTATACCACCTTTTCCCAGTTCTTTGGATTTGATGGGTCTCCGCCTTTGAAGCGATGCCCGTCTTCTATAGTACCTACGCGAGGGGTTATAGTGCCAAGTTTATCTCTGTTCTTGGCCGATATAGCTTGTTTTTGAGCATCGGTCATTCCAGCATCTGATGCGGCGGGAGCACGTTTTTGCTCTTGGTTTGCTCTTGCTTGGTCAATGATTTCTTGCTTAACTTGTTGCAAAATGCGGTTGTAATTATCCTGCGCTTCTTGCAATTTAACTGGGTCACTTCCTGCTTTTAGGATTTCCCATTTGGCTGTTTCTACGCGCCCGTCTTTCATGGCTTTGTCTGTGATAACCGCAGATTGTTCCAATGATTTATCTGGCCCAGCGTATTTAACACCATAACGTGCTGCACCGATTTCAGTCATAGCCTGTTTATATTCTTCGGGTGTAAGTTTTCTACCCATACGTTTTTCATAATCGCTGAGCATACGTTCAAACTCACCGGGTTTATTTAAGGCTTCGCGTTGAACAGCAGCGTGCATAGCCGCAACTTCTTTTGCGTTTTTGCCTTGCAACTCGGTTTGAGCCATACCGCTTTGCAACTGAGCAACTTTCTCTTGGATGCCAATCTTTGTCTTGTAGGCTTCTTGTGCTTGTGCTTGTGCTTTGTCTTCCAAGCCCATAGCCAGTTTGGCGTTTCCTTCTTTGCGTGCTTGTTGAGCGGTAGCCAACAAGATTTCAGACTGACGCAGCTTGTCGTCAACTTCTCTATGTTCTTTCTTGAGACGTCCAACTTCGCCAATGAATGCTTCGCCCGCTTGACCAAGACCAGAAACAAGTTGTTCGGTTTGACTGCGACCCCTCATTTCTTTAGGAGTCGACAACAACTTCAAACTTGCCATAGCAATGGCAAGACCCTTGTCTTTTTCCATTTGATCCGCCAGCGCCGCTCTTTTGGATTTTGTTTCTTCCAAATACGGCTTTGTAACGTCTTCTCCCATGAGTCTTTCAACCATAGGTTGGCGGCTCATAACTCCTTGCTCATACTGTTCTGCTGTTTGCACTGGAGGTTGTTGCTGAGACATAGCTTGTAAATCAGACAAACTTTGCTCAAACCTGTTTCCATAGGTGTCACCGCCTTTGGCAAACGCCACAATACCGCCACCAGCCATCATCGCTTCTTGTTGTTCAGCTGGGATTTGATCAAAGGCTGAACCAAGCCAGTAGTTTAAAGAAGCCGATTGCGCTTGAATTGCATTTAATTCTGCGATGCGCTCATCAATGGCTTGTGCTGTATCTACGTCTCGACGTGCAAGAGCGGCTTGTTTGGCTTTTTGTAAAGCTTGAATGCTGTACATGTCATCAACAATAGCGTCTTTATTGTCTTGGCTTGTGACTGAACTTTCGTTGCCAGCATATCTTTTTATTTCTCCGCCTTCAGCGTATCTGATAACAGGTTCGCTCTCATCTACAAGTTCACCCATAGCCATACCACCATCAGCGTATGACTTCATCAAACCACCTTCAGCACCGAACAAACCAGACTTACCAAAGCCATAAGCCGCGCCACCCAAGCCCGCCAAAGTCTGCACCATACCGGGGCCTGAGCCTTGATAAACCGAGCTGGTTGACTGCTGGCCCAACGGCAAACCACGCACCAAGTCAGACATGAAGCCCAACTGCTTGTACGGGTAGTTTTGCTGGTTCAGGAAGTCTTGATACGCCACATCCAAAGGACGTTGCGCTTGCTGTTGCTGTTGTGCGCCCATTTGTCCTTGCATCTGCGCAAGGCCGGATTGCTGTTGGATGCCTTGGCGGAACTGATTGGCAGCTTGTTCGTATGCAGCTTGCGAACCTCTGGCTTGAATATCACCCATTTGCTGGGCAAGGTTACGCTCACGTTCTGCCCGCATGATTGCATCACGGCCACCGCCAAACGCACCTGCTTGGGTTGCTTGGGCTTGTTGCTGAGTACCTGCTATGCCAGCTTGACGACCAGCCTCACGTTTCTCAATGTCCACCACATTCTGCATGTAAGGAGACATGTATTCACCAATACCGGCTTTAAACCCAGCCGGGCCAGCATCCATACCACCAACTGTTTTAAATGCCTGCTCTTGGAGTGGCTGAAACCCAGCGATGCGTTGCCCGCCGTATTGCCGGTACGGGTTCTGATTGATGTCGGTAAGGGCCGCGCCCTTGGCCATAACATCTTTGGCATACGGCTTCGCCCACTCAGGTAACTCAGATACCTGAGTTGTTTTTTCTGGCATTGATGGTTGTGACGGACTGCACATTTTTGTACCTCAAAATCTATAAATCATTTGTGTAGCTGCCTCTTTAAAACCCATTCGGCCCCAAAGCTTCGCCACTCTCAAATCTGTCATTGCTGATACGTGCAACCGTTTCACACCACGGCGTTTCAATTCTTCTAAACCAAATTGAACAAGTTTTTTACCGACCCCATTTCTGTGTTCTTTGACAACAAAAATAGTATCCTCCTGTGCAATTAAGTCCTGATTATGCATATCGTTTGTAAGATACACGTTAATGTACCCGCACGCAATACCCTCGTGCCTAAGCACAAAAGTCAACAAGCTACCGTTTTCACACGCTTTCCCGTATTCATTCAGTCTTGGGTTGTACGGTGAGTAATCAAACCCCTCAGCGTTCAAACGGTCTGTCATTTCGGAATAGTGCTGCCGGTACAAGGGTTCAAGTTCCAAGTACGTATCAGTGAACTTTTCCAGAGTAATGACATAACTCATGCTGGCAAATATTTTTCAGCCCGGCTGTTCTTGGCGACCTTGCCCTTACCCACAGTTGAACTGCGAGCCTTCTGAATCCTGTCCATCATGGCGTACAGCTTGCGTGCGCCAGCCTCGGTTGAGCCGTTGCCTAACTCAGAAACGATACGCGCAGGTACGACAAACTCGCCGTCGGCTAAACGTGCAGGTTGCTTTTTGCCTATCACAGCAGGGATAGAGTCGGACACGCCATCGCCCGGGCCGCGCAGTAATCTACCGCCGTCTGAGTAATCGCCAAGATGAGACATACCACCATCGGCAAACCGAGGAGTGGTTCTCTTGACGTATTGCGGAGCGAAATACTTTTGTTCCGCGCCGTATGGGCTGCTTGACGGTGTTGGATTGGTGGGGTTAGCCATAAAGTCGTACTGCTGACCCGGGTCGCTATCAACTGGGGTTGGCGCGGGGGGTTTTGGTTTTGAGTCCTCGTACAGGCTATAGGCTGTCGGCGCAGCGGCAGCGGCAAGAGTGGTCTTAGGGCCAAATGTATTGGGGTCGTTTGTAAGATTTTCGTAAAACCTATCAAAACCACCGGATCGAGTTAAATCTTGAGCGCCCTTGCCCATAGTACTTAAACGCTCCCCAGCAGTTCCAGTATCAAATGCTGCTTGCTGATTTGCCAAGGCATCGCTATATCCCGAACCGATTACGCTTGGTGTTGGCGTGACCGGATTGAAACCCATCGTTTGAGCCGTTACAGGGGTCGTAGACGGTATTTGGCTAAACATTTGTGTTGGTGACATTGGCGCAGTGCTTCCCGGTGTAATACTGGCAAGGTCTGAAAGAGGCGTAACTGACGGCGCGGCGGGTACTTGCGCCATAACAGAAGGAGTTGCAGCCGTAGATGCGGTAGAAGCTGCTGGTTCTAAGGCTGCTGCCTGTACCCCAGACGCCCCCAATGCACTACCAATACCGGCCCCGCCATATGCGCCAAGGCCAGCAATCAAACCCTTTTTCAAGTCCCCTGTCATAAGTCCAGTGCCGCCGCCAACAAGTAATCCTGCGGTCATTGGGTTGATTAACCCGCCAGAAATTGCAGTCAAACCAATGCCAGCAACCATCGGCAGCAGGGATGACAAAAACCCAGCTTCGGGCAGGCCAGTGTGGGGATTGGTGGTCAAATGCCCGCCATGAGCCATAGCAATGTCGTTTAGACTTTTGACCTCGCCCGGGGTCATGTGGACGAGCATTGTGTCCGGGCCTCTGCCGTGGGCAGCAAGGTGTTTTGCAGCGTGCTGTAGGCTCATTTTTGCCTCTTAAATAGGGGGTTGGTGGATCGTATCATGTTGGGAGTCTGGAGACAAATGTCATTGTGGCTACCACAGACTGAGTAGACGGCTTGGTCGGGGTTCCTGAAGCTGCGTAATATTGAATCGACACGTTGGCGCTGGTGGTTGACCAGTAAATTTGAACGTAGTCATCTTTATTCATGGACAGGAAATAGTTCCAACCAATGATGCTGTGAAACGGATCTGCTGGAGATTTTCTGGCAGGTAGACCAATCTTGCCGGTTGACCCAGTTATGTCTGCGGACGAACCCCCGTCATTACCCTGCCTGAGCCAAATAAATATATCTTGCGGGGCAACATCCGTAGATTGCACCTGCGCACTGAACTGGAGGTTGTATATGCCAGCGTTTTCAACAGTAATCTTGGACGAGCTGATTGACACGCCGTTTGAAAAGTCTGTGGTGTTGAGCGTCATCAACGTGGCGGTATTAGCCGTCGTCGTTTGACTCTGGTCGCTGGAGAACGCGCCGTACGGGAACTTGAGGTACTTACCACCTGTTGGCCCAAGCAATGAGCCAAACGCATTGTCAAGCTGGTTGAAATACAACCGCAGCACATTTGCAAACTGATCTTGGTACTGTCGCTCGTATGTGTTTGTCCCTAGCGGCAAATTAGGCGCAACTGGGTTTAAAAAATCAAGTGTTTTGGGGTCAAACGTAGCCATTAAGCGCCTCTGCGTCCATCCGGTCTGATGTCAATACGGGGCGCACCGAGTTGCCACTGAAGACCAAGTTGGTTTCCATCAACCCTGAACGACATCTGCCGCCCGCGAACTCTGATATACACGTACTGCGTAAACGCTTCGATTGGCACAGTCGCCGTTCTGGTTACTGTGCCGTAGTCAACACCGCCTTCTGAGGCTGGGTTGTTGTATCCAGAGCCGGAGCTTTGCAACGGCAGTAAGCTCATGGTGACTTGAGGACTTGCTGCGCTTGAACCACGGAACGTGATGTCAGGAATCAAACGCCATACAAAACCAAATTGATGCCCATCACCAATGTCAAATTCAGACGAGGTGATGTACGACTCGATGGCCTGTGGCGTTCCGCTGGTGTTGTCGTCTTCGCCGTACTCATGGTAGACCAGATTGTTGCTGTATGTCGCAGCAATTGGATAATCGTTTAACCCAGAATCCAGCCACGCAGTTCTTGGAAGAGACCCGTAATACCAAATATCCTCGGCGTAGTTGTACACAACATACCGATCAATCACAGTTGAGCCGGAAGTGCAATAAAACCACCAAACTTCATTGAAGCCTTCGTTTGTTCCAGCAAAGAACTGATTTTGTTCGTCAAGGTTGATGTCACTGTAAATAAACTGACGCAAGTCACAACGTAAAGTCTGCACCCGACCATCGTATTTGTAAAACTTGTCTACGCCCATCCAATACACCACGCCCGATGCAATGATGGCGGTGTTGTAACCAGCCAAGGAAATGTTGTCCCCAAGGAGCTGCGTACTCCAAATGTACGGTGGGCCAAGATACTGCATAGAGTACAAGGAGGTGTCCGTAAACACCACGATCTCTTGGCGAGCCTGAACTGCGGTCAGTATTTCTGAGCCATGAGAGAGGCGAATAAACCCAGCTTGGTTTGTGACTGCGGGTGTCCAGTTGGTCACCGACTCCTGATCTGACCAGCGAATCAACATGGGGTCTATTGTTGTGTCGGCTGAAGCGTAAGCTGAACAGCCAAACGCAATCGTGAAGCGGCTGGCATCAGAGACCATCGCAAAGTTAACCAACGCCGGTACATCAGACGCGCCGCCTAAAGACGTGACTGGGATGCCGTAAGGCGATACGTACTGCGTACCTGACTGAGTGCCGGATGTATTGATATACGTACCCGCAATTGCGTTGGCAAATGTTGTCGCCAGCCTAAAAGTCGAGCCTGATGCCCCACCAACGTAGTACACCGTACCGGAAGTCAAGCCAGTCGGTAAAGCACCGGAAGTCAATAAGACAACGGCTTGGCCTGTTATCAAGCCGCCGTTTGACAGTGTAAATACGCCGGGAGAAGCAATCGTGATGCTCACTGCGTTTGGCGTTGAACCTACAGAAGCATTCCAGTAATACATCGGGCCGCCACGATAACCAAATACCAAGTCCTGCCCAAAGTTGTTCTGCCACCATAACCGCAGTGGCGTTGTACTTGGAAGGCCGATACCCCAAGCGCCATACCCCCAAGGCCCTGCGCCCCATCCTGTGATCGGTTGAGCAACATCTCTACCAACAGGTATTTCGTAGTAGGCATTGACGGGGTTACCACCTTTGCTGCTACCAGCGTCATAGGTTCCTGCGGCAACTGGAGTTTGGATGGTGTACGTATTGGTATCCACCACCGTGATGGCAAAACTCTGGTTCATCACTGCGGCAGTCAAGCCACTGTTGACATACACGGACTGCGTACCCGACTGCGTACCGGAAGTGTTGATGGGCGCACCGTTTGGCACGTTGGCGAGCTGAAATGTTGAACCTGTTGCGCCTACAACGTAGTACTGCACCCCTGAAGTCAAGCCAGTCGGCAATGCTCCGGTTGTCAAAAGCACCACAGGTGTGCCGTTTGCTGGTACGTAAGTGGCGGGTGTAAACACAGCAGGGCTGGCAATCGTGACGGTGAAAGTCTGTTGACTCAGAGCCGTTGCACCAAAGAAAGTCACGTAGTCGCCGTCGGTTGCCCCGTGAGAATTATCAGTAACAGTCACAGTGGTTGAACCAGCAGTTGCTGCAAACGGCCCATTCAATCCTGTCTGTACAGCACGCAGCGGCGTGATGTCGTTGTATGCACCGCCTTCTACAATATAAAACTTCAGGTTTGTGCCAACGCCAATATAAAGAATACCGCCCAATGAAGACCATGACCACAATGAGCGGCATGTACCAACGTAGGTGTAGTTGGATATCTGTTGCCACCCGCCGATCTTCTCTGGCGTGCCTTGACGAAAACGAACCTTGTCACAGTCGTACCAACCACCTTCAGTGGTGTACCGTGTATTTTCTCGGTTCAGCCCGGGTTTAAACAGAATCTTTTGTAATGGCATGGCTTCAAGCTACAAGTCCGGGTAAATATGTGGTCTTGCCAGCAACTTTCATAGCGGTCAACTCTTGCTTCTTCAAGTTGTCCGGATCGTAACTGACATGCACCCAGCCGCTGTCGGGAATGCCGGGGGTATAGAACTCCAGAATCAACTGGGTGTAGTCCAGATTATCCATGATCCACTGCGCCAACTCAGCGTTGGGTACGCCGGGAATCTCTATATCGGCTGCTTGGCCCTTGCAATGGTCTGAGGTACGACTTCCGCCTACCGCTGCATTTGAGTCAGGAGAGCGGAACCCAGAGTTCACCTTGACACCCTTGCCGAAGTGATCTCGGATAGGCTGGAGAATCCGCTCAGCCAAGATTTTGAGGTACTCGGTTTCCACTGGGCCGGGCGTGTTGTCAATGTTTAAACGCAGGGCTGTCTCGGATTTGGTCAGTTCGTGCAGGGAGAAGTTGGCGGTCAACTGTGTCATTTCATGCCCCTTACTTGGTTGTACTGCTCGATGCAGGTGTTGAGTTTGCGGATGGCTGCGTCACCTTCGGCTGCGATGGCGATAAGAGTTTCAGCAGCTTGTCGGTCAAGTTCGGCTGATGCGGCTCCGCTGTCACTTCCGCTGGCAGGGGCGGAGGGTTCGGACACTGATACGGGGCAGTTGGCTTTGACAGGAATGCGCAGCTTGAGACTGCCATCGGCAAGATCAGTACGCAGCTTAGTCTCTTTAATCCGTGCAACATCGTTGGCTTTCCTCAAAGTCTGGGCGTAGGTTTGTGCCACCTGCGCCATGCGCTGTTCTGTCTCCCGTGCCTTCTCATTCAAGGCGGCAATCTCTAATTGCTGACGGGTGTATTCTGCATCTTTTCCTTGCCAATATCCAGTGCCAAAGCTCGCCAAAACAGCCAAGATGACACCAAGAATGACGTAGGGGTTAAGGATGCTCATTCGCCGGTCTTTCCACGGACGTAGGCTTGTGCTGCCATGAACGCCACCACAATCGTTCCCATTGCTGCGCAGTAGGTGGTGACCAAGCCATTCAGGGCGTTGACTTTGTCCAGCGCCACCAGTTCAGAAGCCAAGTACGCAATAAGCGCAGGGGGAGCAACCAGTGCCGCCCAAGCCATGATGCGCTGCTGGTCAGCCATCTTGTCCATGTTCTCAATCTGCATCATCCGTTCGGAGCGAGCCAACTCCGTATCCGTCACCACACCGTCATGGTCGGTGTCAAATTGGTTGTAGCTTGAGTCTTTTTCCAGTTGCTTACTCATGTTTCTTTCTCCGGTCAAAAATGGGGTTGTCCGTGAATTCTTTTGGACTGTCCCGATTCTTCCTCTCAATTTCCCGTCGTAGTTTCTCTACCTTTTCAATCTGCGCCTTGCTCTCATGCTTGGTCTCCAGTATGTCCAAATACAGAAACGCCAGCAAGGGCAACATCAGCGCAACCAGCACCACCGCCACAATCCAACCCAGCATCCCCATCAAACGCTCCTCAGTTGTTTCAACCACAGGAACCACGTCCACAGGTATGCGATAAGGATCAAGGTTAGGACGGCTGCTCCTGCTCGCAGGTTTTGGCTTCTTTCCCTTTGGTGTCGTTGCCATCTCAGTCTTCGCTCCCGCTGTTCTTGGGCCAGCCTTGCGGCTTCTTGTTCAGCGGCGATGATGTCCCGCATCTCAAACACCTTGGAATACAGCGCCCCCATCTCTGGTGGACTCTGATAAACCATCGTCTCCCTGATCGTCTTCTCCAGCTCCGCCATCTGATCCATTGCCATCACCCGCTTCAATGCGGCTTCCATCTGGTTTTGGTCAGGTTCGTAGACGTTTCTGGACTTTTCTTCTTCCTCCCGAATGTGTGCGGCTAACTGCTCTTGAATCCTGAAGAACTCGGTGAGTTGCTTGACAACATCAACCATGACTTGGGTTTCGTCAACGGCAACGAACTTCTCTTTCTTTTTCGCCACAGGCTTCGACGCTGGTCGAGGTTTAGGCTTCGCGCCAAAGAAAGCAGAAATCTTTCCCCAAAATCCATAGATTTCTTTACCGACCCCGATGGCCTCATCAACCGTGGCTTTGACCTCCATGAAAGAAATCTTCGCCTGCTTGTATAGCTCACAACCTTCTTTGATTGCGGCGACACAAGCATTGGCGGCGAAGAGAAGGCTGATTGGGTCAATGTTTTACCCCGTTAAGTCTTCAAGTTTCTGAGTTGGTCAGTTGTTGTGCATGAATCTGCCAACTTGGTGATGTCACGCAGTCTTTGCTTTTCAGCCACGATTGCTGTGGTGTCTGCGCCTGTTTCCAATGCTCTTTGAAACGCAACATCTTGTGCCGCTAACAAAGGCTCTCGTTCCATCCGCAGACGCTTCTTTGTTATGTCTTTGGCTTTGGATAGGTTGACTGACACCACGCCATCTTGCAGTTCCCATGCGTCAAAGAAGTCATTCTCAGCGTTTGGCAGACTGTCCATGTCAACAATGATGGAATGCTCTGGTGTGTCTTTTTCTTTGGTTGCTTGAATGTCTAATTCGCCAGTAGGCACACAGACAGAAACACATCCAAATTCATTTGTAAAAATAATTGCTTGTGTCATGTTTGTCCTTTAGCGGAATACAGAAACATTTACAAATGTTTCATCAATAAAAGCCCTGCCTGTATTAGCTGCTGCTTGAGCAGTAAATGTTTGAACCAGTAAAGTTGTTGTTGTATAAGTGCTTGCTATAGCATCCGTGATATTTAGAGCAGTACTACTTGCGTCTCCTGCTGTTACTTGTGCGCAATAATTTGCATCTGTCATTGCAGTTGTAAAATTAACTGTATAACTTCCTGTACTATTAAAAGTAACAGAACTAACATTAAAAGAAGCATTGATTGCCCTTGTTGCCGTTCCTTTGTAATTTACCCACGCACGACACAGCGTTCCAATTTCAGTGCCAGCGCTGTCTTGAAATACAGTTGGCGTTGCGCTTGCCGCAGATTTGATTGTTGCGATTGTGGGTGTAGTCAGTGTCTTATTTGTCAGCGTCTGAGTATCAGTTGTACCGACACCTGCGCCAGCAGTATTAGCCAGCCCGCCTGCTGGGTACGTTACACCGGCTGTTCCACTAATTGATGTTGGCATGTTTATGCTCCTTATTCGTAGAGGATGTTGATTGTTATGGTCATTGTGCAATTTCCATCAAAGTAATTGAGCAAAGAGTGCTAACCATGTCTGTGGTGTCAGTATTTGATGGCGATCTATTTATATAAGTAGTACCATTTGTAGAAGTTTGAATTTTGTAAGTTGTTGCAGAAGTTGTTGCTGGAGAATCTAAAAATTCACCAGAAGTTGTCCAATAAGGATTGGCATCCGAAAATTGACCTCGAACAGCACTATGTCCTTTAATTCTGTTTGTGCCTTGTGCGCCATTTCCAACTGCTGTTGAATTTCTTACTATTTGAAACGCATGATATGTTGTTCCTCCAGCAGTAGACCCATTGATTCTGTATTGAATCAGTATTTTGCTGGTAGAAAATGTTGGTGTTATTGATGCAGACAAACCAGTTATATCAGCATAAGTTGCACCTGTTATTGTTAATTGGGAATCTGTAGTAGCTTGTACAACCTGCAACACAGTACCTGCTGTTGCGTAGTTTGTCATTGGATACCAAGTTGTATTTGACAAACGATAAACAAATGTCACAGCAGAACCCGCACCAAAAGAAGTTGGTGGGCGCACAATACTCTGCCCAGTGTTGGCGTTCACAGTCAGTGCTGTGATTGTCTTGGTTGAACTGAATGTGATGGTCATTCCATCCACAGGTGATGCTGGCATTGTGATTGTGCCGGTAGCCAGCGTACCAGCAGGGTTCATCACCAGTACGTTTACACCAGCGGCAAATGTGTAGGAGAACCCCGTTGTTGGGGTTTGGAAGTCGTACTGCTGAAGCAGTCCGTTGGTTCCGTCAAGTTTGGCTGTCATTGGTTACTCCTTGTTCGGGCGCTGGTTGTGCCGCCTGTGCTTCAGCCAAAGCCTGTGCTTCAGCAAGTGCCTTAGCTTCTGCCTCAGCCGCTGCTTGTGCCGCTACTGCTGCGTCATGGATTGCTTGTTCTTCAGGTGTGTATTGAACGATTGTGGTTACGCCTGTTTCACAATTGACTACGATTCTGTGTGTCATTTCTTATCCTTCATACATGATGTTTACTGTGCCAGCGTCAAAGGTATCAGTGCCGTTAACTGTGGTGAGACGAATAGCAGTTAGAGGCGCGGCAAGAGCAATAGAGCTTCCACTTAAACAACCTGATGCATTACCATCAAATATAGTTGCTGAAGCCACCCAAGTGTTGCCTGTGATATTTGCGATAGTCATTGTTCCGTAAAGAGTCCTTGCACTAGCACCTGCGCCAGACGCAATAACAGGTATTCCCGTTGTTACGTTAGTATTTGTTGTGTTTGCAAACCAACCCCCGCCAAGATACCCAGATGTTGTGTAACTTGTTGACCCAGTTCCTAATTGAACTTGAATAATTGAAGATAAATTTACACTTACACCATTAAACATAACGGTGATCCGCTTCACCCAACTGGGGATGCCAGTAAAGTCAATGCTTGTACCTGATGTAGAGGCAACCGCAGTGCCAGAGGTAATCCCCAGCACCGCACCTGAGTTGATTGTTACGCTTGCTGAACCGTCGATCGTGGTACTCATTGCTTAACCCTCGTAAAGAATATTGATTGAACCAGCATCGAAGGTGTCAGTGCCGTTGGTGGTTGTGATACGGATTCGGTCAAGAGTGTCAGAAAGCGTTTTAGCTCCTGAAGAAACACCCATGTAAATACCGCCAGATTCATTTCCATACATAGTAGAACTTAGAACCCATTGGTTAGAACCAAGCAGGGTAAGAACAGCTTGTGTTGTATTTACTTGAACAGCCGCACCTGTTCTATTTAAAAGCATTGCAGATGAAGCCCATGCAGTTTGCGTTCCGTTTTGCAAGCACCCGCCAGCATACCCGCTTGTCTCAATACCACCAGAATCACCAAGTTGCAAAATTAATGTGGAAGTTCCATTTGTCGAAACACCACTAAGCATCACTGTGATTTTCTTCACCCACGCAGGTATACCAGTGAAATCAATAGATGTCCCACTGGTAGACGAAACAGCAGTACCTAGCGTAATCCTCTGCATCTGCGCCCGAGACGCATTGCTGTCAGTCCCATAGAACTGTCCGTTGTATTCAAGGTTTCCTGTGGCTGGTGTACCAATCAGCGTGTCAGAAGTTAAAACAAGTATTGACATGGTTAAGCCTTTGGATATTTGTCTTTGACTGCTTGAATTGCGGCTTTCCATGCATCCATGCCGCCATGAAACAACAAGTCAAACTGGTCTGCAAATGATGGGTATTCAGCCGCACGAAGTTCTTTGTATGTCGGTGCTGGTGGTTGTGGGCGCAGTGCTTCTGCTTCCTCATCAGTGATGGGTGTGCAATTTGGCAACCATTTAGCTGGGTCATCGCCTTCGTCAAGCCAATACAGTTTGTTTTCTGAGTCTTTGAAATGTGGCATTGTTTTTCCTTAACGCAATTCTCGCCATGCTTGAATAGAAGCATTTGTACATGAATATGTTGAACCAGCAGGAACAATAAATGTCATCGGCACTTGTGTGGTGCTTGTTGATGGAACTACAGTTACAGCATCTACAACAAATGATGCTGTGCCACCACCAATAGTTATTGCAACAAAAATTGGTTTTCCTGTGCTATTTGTATATGTAGTCCCAGAAACTCGTGTTACGGTTTGCCAAGTCTGCCCACTTGTACCAAGCATTGAAAGCTCTCCTGTCGCCACAGGCAAAGTAGCTGTATTTGTTCCAGCAACAGCAGGGGCGGCAAGTGTGACTTGTCCCGACGTGTCTCCTGTTAAAACAAGTGATGCCATATCAATCCTTTATAAAACAACCCAGCGTGAACCCGCTGGAAGAGTTACCGTTACACCCGCATTGAGTGTGATGGGGCCGGTTGACATGGCACACGATCCCGATGTCACTGAGTATGTGGTTGTCACGGTCTTGGTGTTTTCGTAAATGGGAACGCCTGTCACCAACGCTGTGTTGGACTGCGCCACAGGGATTGTTCCGCTGATTGCTGACAGCGTCTGTGTGTAGTTGCTGTTTGTGTTTGGGGATGAGACGGTAATCGTTCCCGACCCGCTCGCATTTCCCGCAATTGATACTTGAGACATGTTTTCTCCTTAAACCACAGTCCACACAGAACCAGTCGGAACCGTTACTGTGATACCAGAATTGATGGAAACCGGCCCGAACGTACCAGCGTTTTTGTTTGTGGTGATTGTGTAGCTTGAAGTGACGGTCTGTCCGTTTTGGAAGAATATCTCATCGTTGCCACCGCCTGTTGCTCCGCCGCCACCCCCTGCGACTTTCACAAAGTCGGCTGAAGTCATGGTTGTCGAAGAGACCGTCTGAGATGTGCTGACAGTGTAAGTTCCTGCCCCGCCTGTGCCAGTCAAGAACTCTGTGACGTATGTGCCTGCGGTCACGCCTGTACCGGTCAAGAACTGCCCAACCTGAATACCACCCGCAGCAATCGCAGACACCGTCATGGTCGTGCCGGATATGGAGGCTGTGTATTCCGCAGTTTTGTTGTTCCACACCACCAGCGCAGAACTGTTTGGGCCAATCAGTACGCCAGCAGAGTATGAGCTGGATGTGCCACCACGAATATAAATATTGCTGCCGTCTGTGCAGTTGTTGACCACCACGTAGGTTTTGCTCTGCTGTGGGGCGTAGATGTATCTGCTTGTACCCGGTGCGCCTGTGGCAATCAGTATGGCTGTTCGTGCTTGGTTCTGTTGCCCCGCGCCAGTTGTGGTCAGTGTCCAGTCGCCAGAGGTTACGCTGACTGTAGAGTATTGGGCGATAGCATCCTCTACCAGTTGAGTCAACTGGGAGTTAACCGTGGAACCCCACGTGTTGGTGAGTTCCCCAGTTACGGGTTGTACAAACCCTAGCAGTGATGTATATGAGGATGGCACGTTTAAACTCCTTCTTGCATTCTATTGGTTTATCAGACAACAGTCCATACTGAACCCGTCGGAACTGTGATCGTGACCCCCGTGTTAACCGTGAGTGGCCCTGCGCTCAAAGCGTTTCTTCCGCTGTTGATGGTGTAGTTTGCCGTGATGGTGGTGTCGTTCTCCATCATGCCCGTTGAGCCGGTAACTGATCTGCCTGCGGGGTAGGTGACAAACACATCTTTTGTACCCGCACTGAAATTCACCAAGCTGCCTGAGTTGCTGGAAGCCAGCACCGTGTCTCGGCTCAGGGTTGTACCGGAAGACGTATACGTACCCACACCCACTTCCCACTCAGAAGTGCCTTGCCCAGCAATTGTGTAATACGTTATGTTGCCATTCCCAACGACAGCAAAAGACTGAAAGCCTGTTACGGCTCCGGCAAGCGTGACTGTGCCTGTACCAGCGGTGGTAGTAGTTTCCCGAACGCGATCAGCTAAAACCAATGCCATGTCTTACTCTCAGGTTGTCCCAATCTTTGTCCAAGTATTGGGGTTGCTGTCATTTATTTCTGCCCAGTCAGCGGACTCTGCGGTGTTTAGATTTGCCCAGCCCGCACTTTGGGCTGCGTTGATTGTCGCCCAAGTTGCGCCTTCTGAGGTGTCTATGTTTGACCAGTTTGCGGTTTGACTGTCGTTGATGAGTTCCCACAAGAATCGGGCAAAGAACGAGTCCGATACCGTGATGGTTTCTTGGATGGCGGCGATGAATATCTGAGACGCAGTGACCGCATCAATTACACCGCCAAACTCCTCAATCAGCGCCTCAAATGTGGCAAACGCTTCCATTGCATCCGTAGCCACGGAAGACTCACTGATGTCGGTCAAGAACAAGAATGCGCCTGTTACAGAATCCGTGGCAGTAGCGGACTCGCTGATTGAACCAAGAAACGCAAATGAGCTGTCTACAGTATCTGTCGCAGTCACTGATTCTGCAATCTGCGTGGCGTAAATCGGTGTCGTTGAATCTTCATCCGTCGCTGTCGCTGTCTCTGCTACATTTGTAGCAAAAGTTTGTACCACAGAATCTGAATCTGTCGCTGTCACCGTCTCTGACACCACCCCGCCAAAACTTGCTGTAGATGCAATCGCATCTGATGCAGATGCTGCTTCCTCCACCGGAGCGTTGAATGTGCTGGCGGCTACTGCGTCGGAGTCTGTGGCTGTAACTGTTTCAGATACTGCGGACAAGAACACAAGCAATGCAGACATGACATCTGTTGCAGTTACTGATTCTGCTATTGCTGTTACAAAATCTTGCGCTGCGGAGATTGCATCTGTTGCCGTAGCTGTTTCTGACACCGCCACAGCAAAGTCTTGTGTAGATGATATTTCGTCGGTTGCAGTCGCTGATTCAGATACCGCGCTTGGGAATTCTGCCGCTGCTGATATAGCGTCCGTTGCTGTTGATGTTTCAGACACCGCTGCCAAAAAGGTCAACAATGATTCAACTGCATCAGATGCAGTAGCTGTCTCGGATACGGCTGATACAAATTCTTGGATTGCAGATATGGCATCCGTTGCCGTTACTGCCTCGGATATATCTGTTGCAAAAGTCTGTAAGGCTGAGAGCGTATCAGTGGCTGTCGCAGATTCAGAAATATCAGTGGAGAATGTCGCCGCAGCCGAAATGGAGTCTGTCGCTGTAGATGTCTCAGAAACTTCCGCCAAAAATGTCAGTAAAGACGAAATTGAATCAGTGGCGGTAGAAGTCTCGGATACATCCGAATTAAAAGTTAAAAGCGAAGATATGCTATCCGTCGCTGTGGCTGATTCAGATACTGAGGCAGCAAATGTATTACCACTGAGCGACGAAAACGGGGCTTGTGAGAATGCGGTTAAACCAAACACTCATGCCCCGCCATTTAAACGGCAGCCAGCTCGGACTCAGCAAACCAACGCTGTTGAGGATTGCCATCAACATCAGTCCACTCAATCAGATATGACACGTTGCCGTCGTCGTCCATGCGCATTGCAATCACTGGGCCTTGGGGTACAACGCCAGCCAGCTTTACGACATCGCCTTTTTTGAATGTTGCCATTTTTATTCCTTCATCTTCACGCAACCACATCGGCAAAAGTTTTGCCATGAATAATATTCAACACCGTTTTCTTACTCACTCCAAGCTCTGTAGCAATCGCTTGTGCAGTCATTGTCGGATAATTTGCCCGTACATACAACGCATCTTTTGGCTGTAACTTGGAATTTGGACGCTCAGAAATAGGCAATGTAACCGCATCTTGTTCTGACATACCTTTTTTCAGCCTGTGCAAAATTGCAGCACTTCGACAACCAAGTTCTCTAGCCCATTCAGCCAAAACTTGCGTCTTGCCGTTGGCGGTTATATGCCGGTTATTTCTCTTGTTTTTTGCTTGCTCTGCGCGTGTGGCCCATCGGCAGTTTGATGGGCCATAGTTTGCACTGTTGTCAATACGCTCCAATGTGCCACCTTCTGGTAATGGCCCCATGTCAATCAAAAACTGAGCAAACCCTTCTGCGCCATGCCAGCAAGCGTCAACACAAATCCCGCGCCCACCATAATTGGCGTAACTTTTTTGATTTGTGTTGTAACACCTGTTGTGCATTGTTCGCCAAACTCCAAGAAGTTTTTTTGAATGTTTCATGTATCCTCCAATGTTGTTACATCAGAGTATACCCAAGTTTAGTTTATCCCGCAAGTGACAAAGTATACGATACATTTAGTGTGTCACCTGACACAACAGAACGATCTCCGGGGGAGGTGAAGTCTGAGGCTGAGTACAGAGTACCAGTCGAGCCACCTTTGGTGTTGTTACTTGTCAAGAACGCTCCACCGATTGTTGCGGTTGCGTTGATGCTGAACACTGCCGGAGAAGCAGAGTTTGTAGCCACAGATGGGTTGGCTGTGGTCGGTGTGGCAAAAGAACATGCTGGGCGGGTAGCTTGGCTGTAGCCTGTTTGCTCTGTCCATCCAATGTGTGAAGACATGGTGTCAGATGCAGCAGGGTTGTTTGTTGAACCCGAACCGTATAAGCCGATGTACCAAGTGGCGGTGTAAGCACTACCAAGGAAGTACTTGTTGTTCATGTCTTGCAGACCACCGTTGACAACCAAATTGGGGCATACCGCTTCCCACTTTAGGTTGCCGTCCTTGTCAAAGCACTGCATGGTGTAAACGCCCTTGGCTGAAGCAGACTCGCCAGCTTGTAAGGCTTGTGTGATTGCGCTACCAACAGTATCGGTAGCTTGAGATTTTTCAATTGCTGACATTTGTTACTCCTTAAACAAGTCGAATGAGTGCTGATGTGCTGGTGTTGGCAGGCATCGTCACAGTGAAAGTATTGCTGGATGTTTTGTCGTTACCAAAATCAAGCACACAGATTGCGCCGTTGTCTCCGGCTTTGTAAATCAAAGCCCCTCTTGCAGTGATCTGCCCCGTCCAAGACGGTGAAGAAAACGACACGTATGTAACGCTGCCAGACGCCGTAGCTTCGGATGTAATAGTCGTCGTTACGACTTGCCCGCCTGCTACATAGTCTCCACCAGAAGCCTCGCCAGTTGCAGTGTAGGTTGTGGTGGTTTCATCCAGCGTTGCATCATTTGTGTACAGGGCCAAATAAAACGTATCTGAAGTCAGATTGATCGTTGCATTGGCTAACCCTGCCCGCAAGGTGTTGCAAGAAAAGTTTCCTGTGAATGCCATCAACGAACCCCATTATTCTGAGGAAGCGGCGGCAGTCTAAACTGTCCACTGCGATAGGCATCCTGTCTTTCAAGACCATCACCCATGCGTTGAGCCAAAGCCAAAGCTTCCTTGTATTTGCCGTCGTACAAGGCAACCATATCAGCCTCACCCTTCATATAGGTATAAGCCTCGACAAGTGTTCCGTACAACAGGACAGTGTCAAAGTTGTCTCCCAACCATGTGGTGGTTGCAGTTGTGATTGACTCGGGGTAATAGTAGTAATGCAACTCAACGTCATACGCCGCATCAGGTGTCGGGCCAAGGATAAAACTCAACTCGTTTGTGATGATAGGGCTTGGTGCATTTGTGGTGGTTGGGCCAAACAACGCATAGTATTTCGGAAGAGCTGTGTCAGTTGGTTTTGGATATGCCTGACGGATGAAGTTCACATCCTTATTCAACAGATACTCGTAGTTGCCATCCGCATCAATCACAGCCAACGAAAATGTTGACAAAAAATCACCGGGGCAAGATAAGTATTTGTTGTTGGCTACCGTGATGCCAGTTACGTTTTTACGGATGGCGGGAAACTGAACCGAGTTGTAAATGCGCTGCTCTGCCTGAGTTATGAACGTGTTCATATTCACCGTGGGTACGGTGTTCTCAGTGTAGTCAGTGACCGCAGCTACAAGCTCAGAATAGTTCATGCCATTGGGCCTCTGGCCATCAAGCCTTTGGTAGCCGCGCCAGTGCCACGGATTTTGATGCCGTCAGTTTTGGTAGGTTTGTATTCGCCACTGCGTGTATTGGCAACTGAAACATTTGCTTCGCGCAGATACTTCTTGTTGTCACCAATACCAGCTTCTTGGATGGGTGCTTTTTGAGGTTGTTTGTACTCAGCCATATTATTTACCCCTGCCAGCACTACGCTGATTCATGATCTTGGCCATGTTGCGACCATACTTGAGCATGTCGCTGTTGGTCTTGCCGCCAGCACGCATCTTTTTTGCACCGGGGTGCATGCGCTGCTCATGGGCTTTGACCTCTTTATCAGCGATCTTCTTTACCTGTTTTGTGTCCATCATCGACTCCTTATGTCGTTGTAACCGTAACTGTACCAAGTTCTACCGTTAAAACCAAATAATTTGGAGTTAAAGCAGTATCAAAAAACGATGCTCCGCCAACCGGATTCCATCCCCATTGAAAGATTCGACTACCGGCCTCTACTGTTCCCGCCCCATCTGGCCCGTTGCCAGTTGGAACAAGTTGCAAACCATTCGTACCAGACAGCACATAGCTTCGATCTGGGCGAGGATTCCTCAAAGCCTGTGGATCATCAACTGGCCACATGCCCAACTGCAACTGCGGGTGGTCGGGATCCCAGCATTCCGGGCAAACAAGCAAATCGTACTTCTTTGTCTTGATGATCTCAGTTTTAAGAACCTTCAATTTGAACCGTTGGTCGCAGCGATCGCACTGGGCAATCGCATACTTACCGCTGGCAAACCTATTGCCCATCGTTACCTCCCAATGTAGGTTTGACGGGGCACAAGTCTCAAGGCTGCTTTCTCATGATCTTCGTAGGCGGCAAGTTCCCAAGCTTCGTCGTACTGCTGCTTCAATATGGGCAAACGCTCCATACCTGTAGGGATCTTCCCAGCGATGTAGTACGACAAGCCAGCGGCCATGCAAGGGATGAAGCGAAATGGCACGTCCATGATGTTGACACCGCCACCTGCGTCTTGGGTTCGACGCAAGCGCCAATACACCAACTGATACTGTTGGGCATTGTCTGGGGTTGGCCAAACGGTGACTGCGGGAACTTGCTGCCAGTAAACGGCTGTACCGCTTGTGTGGCTGGCCGCCGTGGTGTTTTGCTGGCCACGGAAGCAGTTGTACAAAATGTTGCCTGAGATATAGCTGTAATTGATGATCTCGTTGTCGATCTTTACAAACCCAGCGGCGGGAAGTCCAACCACGGAGTCCAACGTAATCTGAGTGTCGGTACTGGTGATTGTTCCGCTCAAAGCTAGTCCTGTGGGCGAAGTCTGGCCGTTGTACCGCTGAATCCAAATCTGGATGGGTCTGGCTTGAGTGATCTTGTTGGGTATCGTAGCGTAGGTGGAGACGCTGATACGTGTGATGGTCAAATCAGCCTGAGTCGAAGCCACGTTTGCGCCTGTGCGAATGACATGCTCCAGCAGGTCGATAGTGTCGTCAGGTAATGGGTAAGTGTTTTGTCCCTGCACCAAGTCAATTGTGCCGGTCTCAATTGTCCACAGGTTGATGCCCCGGTTGGCCCAATCTGCAAACATGATGTTCAAACTGCGTCTGGCTGTACGCAGGTCATAGCCAGTGCGAAGCTCGCTACCGGCGCGTTCAAATGCCTCCTCGACCAGCTCGGTGAGGTCTAGGTTAAAGCTGACTGCGCCAGAGGTATTTGCCATGTCACTTCATTTTCTTGAGGGTTTGGGCCAAACGCGCACGCTGACCCAGTTTGCCGGGCTTTTTGGCGGCTGCTGCCAGCTTCTTGGCGGGGATGGGCTTGTCGCCCTTTACGCCTAGTTCAGCACGCAACGCACCGGGTTTTTTGATCGCTTTCTGTATCCATTTCTCAGCCATCACCTGTACCCCGCTGTTTTCTTTGCCACCTTGGGTGGCTGCTTCACAAACTGCTTGCCCGCCGCCTTCCCTGCTCTCTTGGCTCTTGTCGTTGCCGCATACTCAGCAGGACTCAAAGCCTTGATCGCCTTCTCTGGCAAGTACCGCTCGCCCGTGTCTGATGACCGTTTGCCGGACTTGGTACGCCATTTCTGGGCCGTCCAATCCTTGAGGGATTGCTGCGGCGCTTTCAATCTCTGTAACCCCCGCCAGCAGCCTTGTATTTCTTGGCTACCAACTGTGCTTTCCTCGCTGACCACTGGCCTGCGCCAGTGCCTTGGGTTGCTGCGGCTTTGACCTGAGACACGATCCGCTTGCGCAGCTCGGGCTTGGTGTAATTGCCAGCAGCGTTGACCTTGCCACCGCCCTTGTACATGTCCACGTCCTGTGGCTTGTCCTTGCGGCGAATGACTTTCTTCCCCGGCATCTTTGACGGGTTGATTGCTCCCATGCCGCGAGAGGCCATCATCAGATCATCGTCCCACGAGTTTTGCCGCGCTGAGCGCAGCCATCAGCACGGCTGGAGGCAGAACCGCCTTTAGCCATACCCTTGACCTTTTTGCCATCCACACGAATGTCTTGACCGGGCTGCTCAGGCATGCCCGGCTCACCCTTTTTGAACTTGCGTCCAGCAGATGCGTCGTCAATGTCTTTTGGCGCTTGTTTATTCTTTTCCAGATCGTCGTTCATGAGCACCTCAATACATTTTGCAACGGGTTTTGCCGCGAGATGCAATCCCGTCAGCGCGTTTGGAGGCAGAAGAAACCTTGGAAGTCATGCCGCCGGAAGCCATCTTTTTGACCGCGCCGCCACGCTTCATACCAGAAGCTTGTTTGGCCTCACGCGAACGACGCTCTGCGGGAGTTTCAAAGTTGCTTATGTAATCAGAAACGCCAGAAGCAACTGACTTGGCTTTATCCATCACCGCTTGCCGGTTTGCTGCTGCTTGTGCGCTTGAGGGTACCTTACCGGGGGTAAAGTCAGTGGCTGGCGCACGGCGGGGCACATAGTTTTTCATGCCTTCAGCTGAAGACGACACGGTGCTTTTAGGCGCAGGTGGCGTAGATGATGTTGCTGGAGTAGCAGTCGGTGTGCGGCGCGGCACATAGTTCTTCATGCCCTCTTCTGACGAGGACACTGTACTCACAGGTTTTGGTGCTGCACGTGTGCCGCGACTCATATCAGCTTCCAAATCACGCTTTTCTGGGGCAAGTTTGATTGATTTATCAGACGGCTCAGATACCGGCTTGAGGGGTTTAGTTTCAACAGCCGATGGAGTTACCGCCACAGATTTGGGTTTGGGTGTGGGTTTTACATCCAAATTAGGTTCAGACTTATCTGGCCCGGGGGTAGTAGTCCCAGCCGCTCCTTTGGTTGATATGGAGGTAGATTTATCTGACTTGTCCGCCTCGGCAATACTCTCTGCTGGAGTTTTTAGCCGGGTTTCTGTAGATTTATAGCCCGGGCCGGTATCTTCTTTACCTTTGGGGGACTCTTTATCCTTGTCCTTACCTTTAGACATCATGTATGCCGCGCCCGCAAGCGCAGCAAGTCCAGCTAATTTTCCAGCGTTTTTTGCCATGATTTACTCCTTAGCAGTAGGCCTTGCCGCCCTTTTTCATGCCCAGTGGTTTAGAACCAGACATCTTGACCATTGATCCTTTGGAGATACCGCTTTTTTGAACAGCATGCTCGCCTTTACCTTTTGTGCCGCCGGAAGGAACTTTACCCATCTTGGCAGAAGTGATGCCGCCCGTTGCCATCTTTTTCATACCGCCTTTTTTCATGCCGTATTCCTCTTTTTCATGTTTGATCATGGACTTGGGTGCGCCCTTTTTCTCCATGAATGAAACTTCTTTTTTGGCCATTGCTTTGGATTCTTTCATTTCGCCACCTTTTTTGAAAAGTTCCTGTTTACCTTGATTGGTTTTAGGGTTGTTAATTGTTTGTCGGTCAGCGCGGGTTGCAACTGATCGGTCTTTGCCAAACTTCATGCCTTTACTGGCTTCGCTGAAGTCTTTACCCACGGATTGTGGAACTCCGGCCTTCTTCGCAAATGCTGGATTGTGCGCCACAGCATCCATGAATTTCTTTTGTTTAAGACTTGTTGCTGGCATCGTTGTCTTTCTTACGATTGACGATTTTCTGCACCGTGTCTGTTTCATAGATACGGATGCACATCCAGACAATAGTCAACAAAGAACCAATCAAAGCTACTGTTGGCGTGAGCCACCCCATAACGCTAGTTGCGGCTACTGCCACAGCTGCGCCATCTGTAGTTACCTTTATATCGTGCGTGTTCATACAAACTTGCCTTTTGTTTTACCACGCTGAGCGATGCCATCAGCGCGACGAGAGGCGGTCATGCCGCCTTTTTTCATTGCCGTGTACTGCTGCGAATTAGGGTCGTAGGTGTACTTAGGTGCGGCTTCTTCTTTCTTACCGCGAATCAACTCTATTATTTTTTCTGGTAATTCTGCAAAAAGTCCCATTTACACAAACCTACCTTTCGTCTTGCCTTTGGTGGCGCAGCCATCAGCTTTGGTGACGTATCCGCCATCTGCGCAGTTCCATGCACGGAGGCTCTTGTTAATCCTCGAATCCGGATCGCTTGCGGTCTTGGCGCTCGTAAGCTTAGCTTTCATGCCTTTCATTCGGGCGCAGAAAGAGTCGCGGCGACTGCCGCCCTGTGGCTGAGGTGGCTTCAACCCGGGTTTCCCCGGATTTGCTGCGTTGTAGGAAGCTCGTCCTTTGGCGTTCAGCCCGCCTTTGGGATTCTTCCCTTCCGCTCTCTGCCATGCGGGTGACTTAGCCATAAAACACCATGACAGAGGCAATGGTGGTTATGTCAACATAAATTCCAGAGTTAAACAGCAAGCCTTCATGGGGGAGCAACATGTAATCAGCCCCTGTTGTACCCGCAAAAACATTGACTGTTAAGCGTGTAGTACCACTTGCGCCGCCATCCTTAAACACCACTGATCCAGCAGTAGAAGCGGTCGGGATAATGCGAATAGCCTTAATCCGCGCCCGCCCAATTGCATGGCCAGCTTGGTCGTTTAATACTCCGTCTTCAGTGCGTATTGCACAGGCTAGGATG